CAATAACCGACATACCCATTTCAATTGCGTGAAATGCTTTGCGTGCGGCTGATTTTTCGCCAAACAATTTTGCAGTAGCTCCCGCAATTTGACGCGCTCCGCTTATTTCTGCCGAAAATGCCTGAGCATCTAATTTTATTTTATCTGCTGCAAATTTCTTTGTGGCATCTGCTTTTTCTGATTCTGTTACACCTACTGATTTAATTACTGCGTCATATTTTTCTTGTGATGCCTGTTGTTTGTCGCTGATTTTTATTATTTCAGTAGCAAATGATGAAGCCGCACCTGCTACCGCGCTAATGCCGCCAAGTATTCCATCAAACGCCATTGAGCCGCTGTTGCCTAATTTATCAAACGCCTTTGATGTATTATCCATTTCATCGTTAAATGCTTTTAAAGCCTCTTTTCCTTGTTCTGCTGGCGTTTTAAAATCAACACCCTGCTGCTGAGTTAAATAATCAGCGTTTAGCTTATCCTGCCCTGCTGAGTATTCAGTATCGGACATATAAGGTTTTTGCGTCATTAATTCACTATAGCCTTTTTCAAACTTTCCGCGAGCTGTTCTTTCTAGTGCTTGCTGTTGTTCTTTAAGCGCAGTAGTGTGATCTTTTATATATTGCGTAGAATCTAATAATTTTTTATTAGCTTCATCAATACCTGTTGAATAAGTTGCTCTAAATGCTTCACCGCCACGTTTTAAACCTTCGGTTAACTTATCAATAGTTGCGTTATATTCGCCATAAGGCGTAGATTCAATTAGGCGTTGATATTCTGATTGTTCTTTATTAGCTTTTTTTTGTTCTTCTGTTAATTTTTTAGTTTTATCGCTTTTTTCTTCTAATGTTGCTACATTAATTTTTTCCGATTTAGCATGTTCTTGAGTTTTTGCCGTTGCATCAATAGTTGCTTTTGTTGCCGCAAGTTGTTCTTCTTTAAATTGTTTTAACGCAGTTAATTTTGTGCGTTCTTTTTCAGTATCAAAGCCAATAGCGGTACCAATTAAATTAGGCACGCCATATTTTTCCATTGCAGCAATGCGTTTTTCTGCTGTTTCAATTTGTTTATCAATGGTGCTTTGATTGTCTGCAATCTTTGCAAATGCCGCTCCTGTGGCTGCCGCTACAACTGTTGCGCCCATAATTAAAGGATTAGCACGGGTTGCAACATTAAAAGCTAACATAGCCGCGTTAGCAGCCCATATTACGCCAGTTAATGCTGCAATACCGCCAGCAGCACCTGCAACAATTTTTAATTCGTCTGCTACGCTTTTTAAATTATCGTAGTGTTCTTTTGTGTAGTTATTTGATTCTGCAAATTTATCGCCCATCCCTTCGTAAATGGCAATAACGCCTGTTGCTTGTTGTATCACATCGGTCAATGCGCCTTTTAAGCCAGAATCGCCTAATTGCAATGCTGCTTCACTAAGTGTGCCTTTTAACGCGTCAAACGCTTTTGCTAAACCTTGATTTAATGTATCAGTTATTTTTTTAGCTGAACCGTCTGCATTTTCTAATTTTTTTGCATATTCATCTATTTTTGTAGAGTTTGCAGCTAAAATATTTCCTGCCGCTGCTGCATCGCTCCCAAATATTTTTAATGATTCTGCGCCTGTTAAATGTGCGTCTTGCAAAGTTTTCATTACTTTTGCTAAACCATAAACTTCAACATTTAATTGCTTATAAGTTACACCATGTTTTTTTAATATTTCTACGTTATCTTTTGTGTCATTACTCAATGCAACAAGCATTGTTTTTAAGTTGTTACCCGCTTCACTTCCTTTAATCTGATTATCTGCCAAAATCCCCAGCGATGCTGTCAATGTTTCAAGATTAATTCCAAAAGTTTTCGCTACTGGCGCAATGTTTTTCATTGCGTCGCCAATTTGTTCAACGTTTGTGCTGGAATCTGCTGCTGTTTTTGCAAAAACGTCATTAATACGTCCAAGATCGCCAAGTTGCAATCCTAACGCTTTCATTGTTCCAGTTGATATTTCAGCAGCTTTAGCTAAATCTAAACTACCGGCAGCCGCTAGTTGTAAAACCTTAGGCGTTGCCGTCAATATCTCATTTGTTTTCAAACCTGCTGACGCTAAAACACCTTGCGCTTGTGCCGCTTGTTGTGCTGAAAAAGCTGTGGTTGCGCCAAGCTCACGCGCTTGCTTTTCCATTTCTTTCATTTGCGCTGCGCTTGCGCCTGTTAATGCTGTTAATTGTAATAATCTAGTTTCAAAAGTTGCAATTTCAGAAACTGCTGACTTCAATGATATGGCTGCAAGTGATGTTGCTGCTATTTTTGCTGCATTAGCCAACGAAAGCATTGACTGTGTAGATGCTGACGCTGAACTTCCAGCGTTAGTCAATGCAGCAGCCGAAGAACGTGCCGCACTTGATGTGCTATTTAAAGCGCGTTCTGTTTGTGTTGTTGCGCTTGTTAAACTGTTTAAACTACGCTCTGCACGAGTAACGTCTGTAGAATCAACACTAACGCGAATGCTATGTTCTTCGGTTGCCATTATTTTTTGCCTTTACTTTGTGACTGTTTAGATTGCTCTGCTAAATATGCAGCGTCTAGTTGTGTTAACGCATAAATCTCTAATGCTGTTGGTTTTCGCCTTGTAAGCCTAGCCCATGAATCAATTTCGGTGTAACTAATTGCATTAGCACCAAATCCACTGCTCCCGCGTGTGCGTGTTAGCTCAATAAACCATCCCCAGATATGCCCCACTAAATGCGGAAGCGGCAATGATTCATATTCTGGTGGTATATAGCCGCGTTGCCTTAAAAGGCTTTCGGCTTCATCTTTTAAGCTATTCCCGTTTGCATCTTTTGTTGTTAGCTCAAATTCGCGCACTGCATAATCAACAAGATCACGAATCAGTCTTTGCTGTAGTTTCCCAATTCATTTGACGCTTGAAGCACTTGGTTTCTGACGTGAACATTGCGCGCAACTAATCGCTTAACGTTTTCTTTGCTATATTCAAAACCCGCGCCACTAATTCCAACTACACGAACAGCCGAGCTTTCGATAATATATTCATCGTCTTCTTCAGCAGTGCGCACTTTATCTTTACCTGTTACGCTTTTTTGTGTGGCTTGTACTCTAATTCGATTTGCTTGTCTGTTTGTCCAGTCTTGTACTATCTCGCTTTCACTGCCCAAAACCTGCAAAATAATACCTGTTTTAACGCCTTTTGTGTTAAGTAATTCTAAATCAAAAGGAGTGTCACTTGCAGTGGTTAAGTCAAGATCATCTAATGTTAATAGTTTTGTTTCTGTTGCTTTTGTCATAGTATTCACCTGTCGTTAAATTAAAAAAACCGCCACACTCGAAATGAATGTGACGGTTTCCATTGTAGCATAACCGACAGGATTTACACTACGCAGCCTGCGAATCTTGAATAACAATAGTGGTTACTTCAAGACCTGTTCCAGACACTTCATTTTTAATTGCAGTGAAAGGCAATGTACGTTTTAAACCTGTTTGAACATCATCAATGTCTGCACCGCTAAATTTAACGCGTGGCAATGTGAAAGAAACAAAATCTGTGTTTTTTGCAGCAGTAGCTGCTAACGCCACAACAATAGTTGCTTCAGATTCATTGATAAATAAATCACGCAATGTGACGCTGTCAAAATGCGCAGTGATTGTTCCAGTAACTGCAACTGTTCCGCTAAATACGTCAGGACGCAGTGTGCTACCCACTACGCCATCGGCAGCCGCAACATTACCATTAACGTCAAAATCAATTGATGTAATAGTTGCATAAGGTGTGCCGTTAACAATTAATACACCATTTGCACCACTATCAATACCTGTTGTGGTAGTTGCTGTAGTTGATGTAATTTGCTGAGTTGTATTAGTGGTTAAATTTAAACCAATCAAAGGAAAATCAACAGTCGCCATGCCGTTAGATGGAATTTTAACCTGAGCGTTTGTTGGTTTAATATCGGTAAATAATTCAGATTGCGCTAAATCACTATACCAAGCCTCGACACTAAAATAATCATTAGTGTGACTTGATGATGGTACATAAGACGATTTACCCGCGTCTGATAAAGTGCATGAGGCAATCGGACCTTCCGCCACTAAAGCAGTTGCGCCTAATGGTTTAACGGTTAATGCTGTTGTTGTTAATGATAACACCACAACACGGTTGTTTAAGTTTGCGGCATTAACACTGCCTGCGGTAATGTTAACGACTTGACCTACTTTTACGCCACCAGTTAAAAAATCACCTGTGCCGCGTGTGATGGTGTAATTTGAGCCGCTTGTGGCAATCGTTAATGACAAACCTGTTATTGCTGTAAACGTAGCAGCAAAATCTTTACGCAAAACCGCTGCAAAAAATTCTTGATAGGTTTTAGACGATAATTCACCGCTAATTGTGCCGCTGATTTGTTTTGTGCCGTGACGCATATCGGCAACTTGTTGATCTGGTCGAATTTCATTTGATTGATAAGTTTCTTTAGCCAAATTTAATGTTGCAGACGTTCTGCGTAAATCTTGACCGCCACTTCCTGTTGCTGGAGAACCTAAACCAGATTGTTTTTTGTAGATAATCTTTTTGCTAATGCCTTGTGCAATTGTCATTTTGTAACCTCTTTATGTTGGATAAATATCTGCTGAAAAATAAATTGATACCGGAACTTTATAAAGCACCCCGTCAATCAATGCCGGTGCAATTGATGGTGTCTTGTCAATAATAACAGTTACACTGCCGTTTGTTAAACTTGTACCGCGTTTAAAATGATTAACCAGTAAATCAACGCGGGTTGCTGCTGTTTTTGCGCCTACGTTAGCTTGATAACATAACATTACCTGCATAAATCCTTTTACGCGATAATGATTGCCGCCTAATGTTGGATTAAGCGTATCTGCAATCATTAAATTAACTTGCTGATATGCTGTGCCAACGACTGGCGTAAAAGGTACGTTTTCCCACGCTGTCGCAATCGTAGGCGTTAGCGCATTGAGTTTTGTTTCTAATGCGGTACGGATCTCAACTAGTGCCATTTAAAGCTCCTTCAAATAATGCAACAGATATGCGAACCATGCCGTTTGGTGCTTGCCTGCTGTGCGCGTCATATTCTAATTTTTGAATATATGGCACGTTGTTTGTCAGATAAACAATACTTCCTGCTCGTCTTGGCAATGTGTTTTGCATCTTTAAAACATTGCCTGTGTCATCTTCTCCCGTAAAAGGCGCACCTATTGTGCATTGCCAATTTCCGCGAGCGCGTCCAGTATCAACTGGTGTCATTTGGATAATGTTTGAAAATACTTCACTGGTTGCCGCGCGTATTTTGTCGTCAATGCGACCGTTAACACGCGCCACAATTTGCGACATTGAACCTGTCATTTTCTCACCTGCATTTCATAAAGCGCGGGTAATTCACCCGACCATATATGACGAACCGCCACCACTTGATAAACTTCACTATCAACGGTTACTTTATCGGCTGGCTGTGGAGTTGGTGCACCTAATGCCGCAATCATTACCTTTCTGTCGCCCGCTTGCACTACACCGCTAATAAAATCAATCCCGTTATAATCTTTGATAACGGCAGTGTGATTGGTTGATGTTGTTGTTCCGCCCGATAACTCACCCGTTGTTGGGTCATAAGTTCCCTCAACAATAGACGTTAGCGTGATTGATTTGCCAAACTTATCAAGCAATTTATCTGCTGTAGATCGAGCGCGAGCATCAAGTGTCATGTTCTCACCAGCGATCTAGACATATCATTGCCTTGTTGTTTAAAAAACACGGATAACATGGCGTCAATTTGAGCATAGCGGGTTTGTTGTGGTGAATATTTATCATATTCCACCTCAATAACATCTACTTTTTCACGAATAACGCCTTGCGTTAAATCCTGCATTAAAATGGCTGTGTAAGATTTTAACGCTAATTCAGCACACGCATTTTTTACAGTGGTTGGCACAATGTCAAAATCCACATATTGCGGAAAAACGTTTGCTGATAAGGAATCAATCAATGGAACGTATAAGCGCGGCCAATCAAGCGATTGGGTTGAATATCTGCGATAACCCGCATATTGCAAACGATATTGCGCCACCATATAGTCTGTGGCTTTGCGCAGTAATTGCTCTTTTGTTGCATCACTTGTAATTGCCGCCCACGCTGTGTTGCCAATGTTTGCGTGGTAGGTTGTCGCGTCTGCAACTGATACATAGCTTTCAGCGTTTGCAAGTCCAGTGCCATCTTCAACAATTAAAGCCATAGTTTAATCCTTTTATAAAGGCGGGAGAACGCGAACAAGAACGAACGCGAACTCCCTAAAAAAATTAACCTAGCAACGTAGCAACGTGGTTTGGTTTCCATACTTTTACGCCATACAAACAACGAACTTCGAGCATGGTTTTCATGTAACCTTTATAAACTGCAATTTCAAATACTAAACCGCTTGTTGGGTCTTGTACTGTCATCACGTCAACAGCAGAATCACCACCGTTTGGCATAGCAGGTGGGCGCATGCCTAACTCGACTGCTGATTTATGAAACGCAACGCTTGGTGTGTAAGAGTCACCAACTGTTAAAGCGTTAGCTGTAGCAATGACTTTTTGTGCGCCTGGAGCATTTAATGAAATAGTACCAGCAGCAGTAACGCCTGTTCCAACAACATATTTGTTTGCAGTATCTGCCGCAAATGTTACAACGTCACCTGCTAATACTGTGCCTGTGCCTGTCACCAATGCAATATCAGTAACACCAACAGCAGTTGAGCCAGAAGTAACGTAAGAAGTACCACCGCCTTTTGTGTGCGTAGTAATACCAGCCGATTCTTTAATCATGATGCCTTGCAAATCAAGCAAAGTACCTTGGCGGAGTAACGCTTCATTGCCTGAAGTGTTAACTTGTTGAAGTGCTGCAAGGTTGCGCAATTTAACGCCAGCCGCTGTGTTCATAATCAATGAAATTTGATTATCAGTAGGACAGCCGTTATCAACTAAGATTTGACGCACTTGCGCAATAGTGTCGAAGTTAGACGCGAATGGTGTAGTGCCAGCTGAACCAACAGCGCGTGATGCGCCTTTGTAAGCAGCTGAGAATAAATCTTGTTCAATTTTGTTGCATAATGCACGGATTGCTTGCGCAATTTGATCGCCATAAATGGTTTCATAGCCTGCACCATTATTGACGTGTTTAATATCTTCGCCAGTCCACGGAATCTGAACCGAAGCGTAAGAATCAAGCGTCATTGTTTTGTTGTCAACGGTTTGATCTGTACCTTCAGGAATTGTCATTGAAGGTGCAAATGAAGTGTTAACGCTTGGTGTGCGAGTGAATGCCGCACGGATTGTGTCGCCTTTTGCAGCGCGGATTGTTGCATCACCATTGATGGTAGATGAAGGGATAAAACCAACTAATTCACGACCAACTACATCTGCCGCTTTGTAAATGTCTGCTGCTAACGAATTTAATACATTTGCCATCTTGATTGCCTTCTAAAATAAAAATAAATATTAGACGGCAATCGAGACAGGATAAAAACTAATCTGTAACTTTGCCGCCACTTTTTGCAAAACTTGCCCGCTCTGGGTGTGACATA